GTTCAGGTATCTAAGCTTGCCAGAAACGACTCTGACCTAACATACACAGTCACCAATAAGGCAGCTAGCGGAACCGTGGCTACACTAACTGTTGGTACCCACTCTCTTGCTGTGGGTGACACAGTACAAGTTGCGGGTGTGGACAGTACCTTTAACGGAACCTTCGTAGTAACAGCCGTAGCCTCTACTACTTTCTCCTATGCCTTAGTCTCAGCTGTGGTGACAACCACAGCTGCAACAGGAACGTCTACCAAACTTACGGTTAGGGATGTCGTTTGCGGTGTCAATGAGATTCCTCAACTTAACGCCACCTCCCCATTCCCTTCACTAACCTTTACTGGAGGAATTAGCAACTAATGGCACGGTATGGGGTTAACTACTACGGCTTAGCTAAATACGGTTCTGAAACAACCGTTAGCTATGCCGCTACTGGCTTCTCTGCAACCTCTACTGACTATGGCACTATCAAACTTAAGTGGAACAGCCCGATTGGCAAATGGTCCAAGATTAAACTAGTTCGTAACAGCTATGGGTTTCCTGTTGACTATCTAGATGGTGAACAGCTGGACATTAAAGCTGATGGCAACCTGTTTGCTTACCAAGAGACTGACCCTACTACTTTTGTCGACTCTGGTTTAGCCACTAACGCTTTTTACTACTACTCGCTCTTTGTGTTTGAGCGTGTTAACTTTACCTGGAAACGCGTAGGCGACATTCTAGGATTAGCGGTCAATGACTACGGATACACAGACACTCTTTACAATTACCTGCCTGAGGTATACAAGATATCTACCACTAATGAGGTTGTAGGTTCTTCTGGTAACGATACCCTCTACAGCTTCTTGTCTTTGTTTGGGTTCCAGCTAAGTCAATACCACACATACACCAACTTACTAGTTAACCGCTACGACACCTCTAAGCTTAACGGCAAGCTGCTTCCTTCTCTTTTGCAGGAGTTGGCTATTGCCTACGAGCCAGAAATTGGTTACCAGCAGTCTCGCATCCTTGCTCGTGATGCTGGTGAGTTGTATAAGGCAAAGGGTAGTGCCGATGGGCTCAGAGAGTTCTTAAAAGCGTTTACTGGTTGGGCTATTCCATCTGCTACAACCACAACTCCACTGTCCCCTGTTGAAGGCATTCAGATTGGTCACAACCTGATGCTTGATTATAACGACTCATCGTTTGAAGAGTCTGTGGGCCACTGGCTTAGCGATGGCACATCTGCCCTCTCCTGCTTAAAGCAGAAGACCATTACTAACTACTCAATGGGTAGCAACATAATTGTACTTACTCTTGGCGCAGGGCATGGCTACAAGGTAGGCAACAAGATAACCATTAGCGGTAGCGACGTGCCTATCCTTAATACAAACACTGGCGTATCTATTACAGCTGTCACGTCAACCACCATCACCTTTGCTTACTCAGGCGCTCCTACTATTGCTACGACTAGGGCCTGGAACTACAACACCAACGCTTACCCAACAGTTATGCCTTACCCAGCTCCTTACAATGAGCCAACTGCGTTATCCACTTACCCTAATAGACAAAAGGGAATCTTAGCCGTAACTAACTCCAGCGTTACTGCTGGAACTATCAAGGCACTCTGCGGTAATACAGGACTAGCAGTTACAAAGGGAATCCCAGTTACTGCTGGCCTCTCATATGTATTCAGTATCTACACTACTAACTCAACTACTAGCCGTAACGTTAGCGTTGGTATTAAATGGTGCGACCGCTTTGGAGCCGCTATCGGCTCAGACGCGTTTGGAACAGCATTAGCTAGTGGAACAGCTACCTCATTCACTATTCGCCCTTACGTAGTATCCACTGCTCCAACAGGCGCTTACTACGCCGTACCTATTATTTCTATTGCAGCAGCTGCTGGTTCAGCAAGCAATGAGTTCCAGTACTTTGACTGCGCACAGTTTGAGCAGGCTGCAGCCATGACCTCATTCGACGATGCACGTCAGCTGCATGTTACATTTAAAGCTAACCGCATCAATGAGCTTAAGAACCCAAGCTTTGCGCTTATCAGTGGCACTAACGCATCTCCTGTGATTACCCCTTGGTCTGTAACTAATGCGGCGAAAACAATTGACCCAGCGCAAGTAATCCCTGGTAACAGTATTTGGTTAACTGCTTATAAGACGCTGACAGGAACTACAGCACGTGTAGAGACTGTGTATACTCACGACTTTAAAGTTGGAGACGTTGTAAACATTCAGTACTTAGGCTCACCGTTTGATGGTATTCAAACCATTACAGCCGTAGGTGAGAAGTCAACCTCTAACAATGCCTACATCGAGTTCACTACTACCACAGGCACTCTCACTAGAACTGCGGATGTAGATGGCGAAGTGTGGCGTTCAGGTAACGCTCTAAAGCTGGTGGCATCAGCAACAGGAACTGTAAATGTTAAGTCGTGGGATGGCTCAACTGCATCTCAGCAGATGCCTATTTACTACCCAGGAACTTCATACACCTTTAGCGTCTATGCAGATAGAGACCAGTACGCAGGATTTGGTAATGAGGCTAGTGTTACTGCTTACATCACTTGGTACGACGTTAGCCATAACCTACTCAGCACTAACAATGGCACTACAACATCTGTTAACGGCTACGAAGAGAACTGGACGCGTGTATCAGTAACATCTACCGCGCCATCTACAGCTGCTTATGCAATCGTAGGCATCAACTGGGTTACAACGATTAACCACATCCTATACTTAGACAACGCGCTATTTGAACAGTCCCCCCTTGTCTATGATTACTTTGACGGTAGCAGTGGCTTTGGTGACACAACTAACTACACATGGGAAGGGCTCACGCCTAACGCAGCAAGAAGCCATTACTACAAGAACCGTTACGCAATCACCAATAGAGCTGGTAACTCCACCTTTACTGACCAGCTACCGCTAGGGTCAACCATCGCTCTATACCTTGCACAACCACAGACTTGATGTGCTAGCCTAGGCCTCCCCTAACAAGGAGGTCCTATGGACAACAAGTACTATGTGATAGTTGCTGGTAACGGAACCACCAGCCGCGCTAACCTAGAGGCGCTACTCGAAGACCACTTCTACGCTAACGGCGCGAATGGCATTCTGGTTCTACCTTATAAAGACAAACCAAGCCAGGGCCAGATATTTGCAGCCCAGTTGGCTAAAGATAAAAACAAGGACATCGTTATCTACACGAAGTCAGATAACTTCTCCAACCTTCCAACAGCCACAGTCATTGATACTCCTATCAGTGCTGATGACTTCTTCAAGACCCTAACAACGGAAAAGGCTTGCGCCCTTCTGCTATGGGACGACGAGGACGTTGAGGGTCATAACTACTTTGTAGCCCTTACTGAGGCTGGCATCCCTTGCTTCGACCTAACCGACGGGCTTAATAAAATCACAAGCAGTGTGGGAGACGTAACCATTGAGGAGCCGTCTGTCCCTGCCCAAGAGCAGATTACAGCCGAAGAGGAGGAAGAAGACGATGGGGAAGATGAAGAGGAAGAAGACGACTTCGAGGACGACGGCGAAGACGACGAAGAAGAAGAAAACGAAGTCTTGGAAGATATCTATTTCGGAATCCAAGCCATCGCAAAAATCTTTGCGAAAGCCCTAATTGAGGAGATGGGCAATATCAGGCCTCTAGAGGTGCCAGAGGTTACCCCTGAAGATGCCCCTAAAAAGCCTTCCAAGGGGTCTAAGGCGTGATTACAGCCCGAGCCCTAGGGGTCTACGTGTATCTCAAGGCCTCAGGGGCCCATATAAGCTCTGAGAACCTTTCTTCCATTTTTCCTGAGGGTCGGAAGGCTATGATGACTGCCCTCAGAGAGCTTAGGGAGGCTGGCCTGATAGTCACCTCCCGACAGCTGGTAAACGGCAAGTTTGTAACCCAGTCCTACCTAAATGGGAGTCCCGAAAAGGAACTCCTGTTACAGCAGAATATGCAGAATAGCAATAAATCCTTATTAGCTTATTCATTTAATAGTAAACCGAATAGCGAACGGAGTTCGCGGGAGGGTATCTTGGAATACTACGAGACAGAAGAAGAGCGGCTTGAGGCCAAACGGAAACACGACCAGCGTAAGCATGAAGAGAAGATGGAAGCCTACGAGTCTAGACGTCAGGACCGTATGGTTAAGCGCGATAGGGCTAACGCAGCGGGCTGGTCATCTACAGACTCGGCGTTTGAGTTTGCTGAGCAGATGCACAACCTGTGGCATATCCAGCCTTGGGAGGTTACTCGCTCTCGGTTCCGTTACGCGCTAGACGCAAAACGCAAGGAGTACAACACCGACGGTACCGTTGAGGTTGTAATGATGGAGCTCTACTTCTCTAAGCTTAAGCACGACACCAAGATATCTGACCCTGAGAAGGTTTGGAAGATGTTCATTGTCCAGTTCAGTAACCTACTAACCGAGGCACGACGTGTTATGGTCACACCTGAAGACGTCATTGCCGAAAAGGACAAAGGCAAGCACACCTTAGATTGGATGGATGATGTTTAAGCTAGACGAGTTAAAGATACGCAGGCGTTCATGGGTTCAGATGGCAAACATCCCAACAGCACGTGTTGGTTGGACTCTAGAAGACTGCACCGACATTGAAGATACTGACCTAGGCCTCATCCGTAAATGGATGGATGCTGTCAAGTCTGAGAAGGTCATCCGCGCTGTTGGCTCACGCGGTTGCGGTAAAGG